TGCTGAACGGGTAAGCTCCCCTTTGTTTTAGCTCAAAAGATATCGCATAGGTGATAGCTTGACTTTGTGCAACACCTCCATAAGGGTGTGAATGTGTGTAATCATATTGATTATACCAAGAGGCAGGGGAAACTATAGTTTTTTGCGTTGTCGGATTGACGACATAGTTCGTCGTCCCCTCCTCCACCTTTTGCGCCTGGTCGAATTTGCCAGGCTCGAAGCGGGGGACGCCGGGACGAACCTGCGTACCGTCCTGCATGTACGCTACAGAATTTCTCGTGAAGCTGGCAGTAACACTCATTACCGCAACACCTCAGCTATGACGCGCTTCCACTTCTCCCGCCAGATGTGGATGTCGAACGCCAAGGACAATTCCCGCGACCGCCTGCCCATCTCCGTTAGGCAGTCCGGGTGAGAAAGCAACACGCGCAGAACATCATGCAGCCTCTCGTGATTCAAATCTACGAACAGGCCGTTGTAGCCGTCTATGAGCAAATTTGGCAGGCCGCCGACCGCAGTGGAAACCACAGGCAGGCCGGAAGCCATCGCCTCCAGAGCCGCCAGCGAGGTCCCCTCGGCCGCCCTGGTAGGTATCACGGCAAGGTCAACCTGCCGATAAACTTCCGGCATCTCGTCGAAGGAGCACTTTAGCCACCGCAAGTTCCGGTACTGGCCGCAAATCCCCTGAAGCCGCGCCTCATCCAGTTCCTCGTCCCCGTGGCCGACCATCCAGAAGTCCACGTCGGGCAGTTCCTTCACCGCCCACAGGAACTCGTTAGAACCCCTCAAGGTGGTAAGCCGCCTGGGGTAGAGCACCCGTGGCCTTTCCCAGTCCCTCGGTTCCTGCCTCGGGTAGAACACCGAGGTGTCCACGAAGTTCGGGACGTAGCGCATCCGCTTCTCCTCGCCGGGCCAGGTGGCCCGCACAAAGTTGATCACGTTGGTGTCTACGCAGACCACGACATCGGGAGCCGTGAGGCCGTACTTCACCCGCCGAAAATACTCTTTCTTGAAGTTCTCCGGCCCGTTCGCCAGCGGGTGCTCCGGGTAGTCCCACCAGATGCCGTGGCAAACGGCAATGCACGGCGAGACCACCCTGGGGAAGCAGACGAACGGCGCAAAGTAGACCCGCAGGTCGGCGCTTAAAGCCACCTCGTTAAACAGTTTGTTAAGCAACGGATTCGTCTCGAAATCAAAAACGGTGCCCGGAAATCCGCGCACCGTCATGCCCTCGTATTCCGTTTCCCAGGCGTCTTCCCCGCATTGCACCACTAGCACCCGCCAGCCTTCGTCCCGGAAGAACCGTCCCAGCTCCACGAGGTAGCGGTCTGCGCCCGAGTAGACCAGCGGCGCGTCCTTCTTGCCCGCGGGGAAGAAAAATGTGGTCAAAACGGCGACGGTAGGCATCCTAACACCCCGCTAGTACAGCATGTGCGCGGCCAGATTGAGCTTCGACGTGGCTACCGCGCCCGCGCCGATCTTCGTGCCGACCACAGCGCCGTCGGCGAGCTTTGTAGAAGCCACGGCACCGTCAGAGATGTGCGAGGAGCCGACTGCGCTGGCCGCGAGCTTGGCCGAAGTCACAGCAGCGCTGCCAATCTCGTTGGTGCCTACCGTGCCGTCGAGTAGGTAAGCACCGCTCTGCATTTTCCCCGGAACCAGCACCACTATCGGCGTGCCGTTTTCGTTTACCGCCACCAAGCAATCGCTAGCGCCAAGGCTAGGCTTGGTATTGGACACCTGGAACGCGCTCGGCGTGGTCTGCACCCAGTAGATGTACTTGTTACTGGTGTTCGAGTTGGAGATGGTGTAGTCCACACCCTGGTAGACAATGTGGCAGTCCGTCCAGGCGACGTAGCCCGTAGATGGCGAGTTGGCCTTGAAGGTGTAGCCGTCGAGCATATGGTGCGCCAGGTTCAAGTGCTGGGAGGTAATGTTGTGCGGCAGCCCCTGCGCCGACTTGGCCACGTCGGAGAGGACGCCTATGCGGTAGCTGATGTCCTGGAGCACGTCGGCGAACTTCTCGCTGATGGCGCGGTCAACCGCCTTCTCGATCATCTCCTCCAAAACGTGCGCCTCGCCGTTGAGCGGCTTGGCGGACTTGGCCTCGACCACCTTGGCTTCGACCGGCCTCACCTCAGCGGCGGTTTCCTCGACCATCATCTCCGCCACCTCTCCCGTGAGCCGGCCCACCATCTTAACCACGGCGCCGAAGATGCGCTCCCGCTCCTGCGCGGCCACCTCGCGCATCTGGCGGCTCAAAACCAGGTTAGGCATGAAACAGATCCCCTCCCTCAATTGGTTTAAAATATAATTAGCCATTATAGCGGCTTTTTTATCAGTAAAGCTGGTGATACGGGAACCGCGTTTTCACAACCGGTATCTCCCCAGCGCTTATGTGCAGCTCCTTAATCGCGCCCACCGCGATCTTGGCCGACGTCACCGCCTCATTGGCCAACTGCAACTCGTGCTGGATGCCAACCAGTTTGTCGGACAGTTTCTCCACCGGAATGGTGCCGTCGGGGTTGATGCTCGCGGCACGATTCCATGTTTGCGCTTGGCTGGTAATACCTTTAACTGAGCCTCCAGAAATCTGCTTGATATACGATTGCAACAGTGATAAATATCGTTCCACCTCAACGAAGTTGCGCTGGATAGCCAGGGCCATGCCTTCGGGATCGGTAGAGTCGAGAAATCTAGCCGGTAACTGTATCACATCCTGCTCGCCAGCCATTTATCACAACCCCCTTGTGAACGGCATAAAGAAAACTTTTATGCCTCTTACCTCGCACCCTCCTAAAGCATTATGGACTATCTTAGGTTTTAAGTATCTCCCAGTGTATGTGTCAAAGAAGTTGTATCTCCTAACGAGATTGTCGTATTCTCCCGCCACAAGGTCAACGTAATTGCCATAATCTATAGAAAACTGGATGTTGACACCCCCAGCCGATGCGTCGCTACTGTCCTGAATTACAGCCCACCCAAAACGGCATTTTCTTTCAGCCTGCACAATATCAAATGCCTTTCCAACCCAATATGCATTTATCGCATCCCCAAAATCATCTGTACCGTAATCCTGCCTGTTAACATACCCACCAGTCGCGTCTCCAGAAAGAAACTTGTCTCCATAACGGAGAAAACAAGAAGCGTTTATCCCAGTCCATAACCAGAATTTGCCGCCAGTTGCGCCTCCTTCTGGCGGATAATAAATTAGTACAGCATTGTTGTATTGTACGCTGTCCAAAGGTACAGCAGCCCATACTAAACCGTTCCAATATCCTATTGCAGCTTTGTGGATATATTCTTTGTTGACTCTCGCCCACAAGTTAGGGATTTTCTCCCTAGATAAGTTTACTGTCCTCGCTCCATTCCACACGCAAAGACCATCATCGGATATGAAGTAAAGATAAGGCCCAACAGAAACAGCAGCAAACGGCCCTACGCATCCAGTTGAATTATCAGGAATATCAAGCCTAAAATCATCGAGATTAGTCCCACGAAGAACGCCAATAGAACGGCGTTTAAATATAATCAATTCATCGTAATGCACCTTTAAACAAGTAATAACATCTCCATCGCCTTTTCTCACATCCCAATAATTTACTGCCGGCCACGACTCCGGTTGGAAACTATCTGACCAGCATACAGTAGATGGAGTAGATTTAGGAACAGTAAATAATTTTTCTTTAAACAAAACTGCGAATTGTCCGTCTGAAGGAGCATTGGCCAGGCTAGAAATAGTATTGCCATCCCACTTCCAAGGTGCGTTTACCCCATTAAAAGCCACCATGTAGTTAACACAAGTTTCAAAGCATGTTGGAGCATATAAATCCAAACCAGTTTTAAGGCTCCTAAAAACACTGTCATTGCTGTCCCAATAAGATACAGCGTCACCAGCAGCCGCAATCAGATAACCGTTTGTACTTGTGTAGTAAGCATAAATCCCATGAACAGGGCCGGGCAAAGCAGAACTGTTCCACCTTGCCTGGCCCCTTCTTTTTTGCAAACTGCCTACTTTCCTAGCTATAAAATTTTGACAGTCAGAAGTGGCATTAAATGGCAGAAGATCATCTTCAACCCTGTCAATTAACCCCTCTGTAAAGTCATTTATAGCCCACTCCTGCCACAATATATTTTTATCAGCCACTATGACCACCGCCATACTCGGATATATCGCTCTCTTTTAGGCAAACTACTTTTGGCCTGGGCATAACGAGAACGGTATTCGTTTAACCTTGCCATACTCAAATTGGCCCCAGGGAAATCACGAGCATCGAAACGGTAGGCGACATAGTATGCAAGTGCTTGATGATAAACTTCTGGGCAATCAGGTATGTCTGTAGCATTTACTACTTTGCTTGGCATAACAAAGTAACGGATTGTGTACGTATCAGCATCCATGAACATTATTCTGTTGCCATCTGTATGCCAAAAACTATATCTATGCCCATCAGAGGCCTGCACTTCATCAATGCTAAGACATCCACTGGGCAGGTTATACCACGTCTCAGACTCCTGCGCTACTATCTGAGAGGTAGTGGTTTTTCTAGCATCGACGCCCATTTCATTTAGAGCATCATTTATCCAGTCAATGGCATCGCTGCTATTTACGCTTTTCCCAAGCAACCTGCTAGAAGCATAGTTAATTATGTCTTGAACAGTCATTTCTTGCTCTTCCCTGCTTTCCTTAGAGCAGCAGCAACGGCGATTTTTACGGCCTGCTTCCTGCTTTTCGGCTTTGTATTTCCTATTCTCCCGGTTCGTTCATAGGAATGCACCATTTCTCGAATGTTACTGCTTATTACCTTCTTGCTTTTGCCGCGCTTCAAAGGCATTATTTATCACATCCAATACACTATCTTTACTACGCCTGCACCAGCAGAACCGCCTGTCCCGCCAGCAGTCCCAATAATAGCGCTACCGGTAGTCAAATTCCATTCTGCTATAGTAGCCGGTGGAGGTAAAGCAGTCACTCTACCAACTGAACCTAAGCCAGAAGATATGCTGGCTAGCGCATCATCGTCGGTTGCATAGCCTATCTTGTACGTTGGACTAGTTGCGTTAAACGCTGTTGTTACATCAATGTAAATTGCGGCTATCTTGGCATCTGCTGGAAGTGTTAAAAGATCTTTGGCGGCATCATCGTAGGCCACTGTAGCAGATGCAACCTGAAGCATCCTGGCATCGGCCCCAATATCTATGTTTGCTAACTTATTTACTTCACTGGTTTCTACTGTCATACTTGCATCAAAGATAGGACAGTTTGCTCCAATGGCACGAGACATTTAATCATCCCCTCTTTTTCTTTCTTAATTTGCTTAAAGTTTGGGCCAATCTAGCCCTTCTTGCCGTAGTTCCTTTACCTTTAGCTTTCTTTTTGATCCACGAGCTAGAAATTGTGCCTTTCTTTGTAATAGCTTTTTCTTTCTTGGCTTGCGCCCGAAGAGCACCCGGAGATTTTATGGCTGATGCTATTCAGTTTTTGTTTTTAGCCAAGTTATATCACTCCCAATATGCTGTCTTTTTGAAATGCCAGTATGCCACATCTCTCGCCCACGCATCTAAATCATTGCGCCTTTTTCTTGCCAAACCAGCTTCTATCCTTTCATTGTTTCTGTCTATTTCCTTGAAAATTTCATCACCACGCATACGCAATGAATTTCTTCTAGCCAATCTTAAGGTTCTAACATCCAATTGTTCAAAAGGTACTTCCCAAGCATAAGTCTCAGGCTTATGCTCTAAAGAATGAACCTCAAATTTTTGAGTTTTTGCATTAAAAACTACAAACAAAGTATCATCTATATCCCTCAACCTTTGAGGAATGTCATAAATATTGTTAAAAACAGGCAAAAGATGTGCCTTGTCGGATAAAACATTTTTCACGTTATCCTCGAAAAATAGCATCGTCCCACCTCTATGGACGGTAACGCAGTTCTGCTTTTACATCGAAAACAAACTGCGGAGAGTCCCCGCCAACTGTATACTTGACCCTTAAATACCGCCCAAATACATTCAATTCTCTTTTTACTTCGTTACCTGCCTGCGTTGCTTGCGTAAATGTTATTAAATCGTACCACTTGTCCCCATCGGGAGAATCTTGCACGACTACATTCAAAGTGGGAGAAGTCCCTGACACAGATGCCACATCAAGAAAAGCGGCAACTCCCCAATTGTTGCCGTCTCCGGTATCAATTGAGGAGCCGTTCCCACTCCCGGTTACCGTTCCGCTAAAAAGAGTAAGCAAACTAACCACCGCCTAGTGCTCGGTAATGTTGGTCAAAACAACTACCCCGCGCGGCCTAGAACATCCTAAATCACAATATTTGCGAAGTACAGCTTCATAAGCCGCCTTACCACTAACGGGGAACAGTATAGCCCCATGTCTGTCCATCCAGTCCCAATCAGCTACTTGGTAAATGGCCAAATCGTTGGTGTCCAGCATGTACAACGTTCCACCTGGGCAGTATTTGTCGGCGACTATGCCAACCTTGACCTGCGAACCGCCAACATATTCTAGAGCTTCCCATCCACCTTTAAGCTGGAGGGAATTGACCTGCCGCTTTTGAGATTGGAGCAGATATTGATATGACCTTCTTACTCCGTAGGAGCAAGCCATGAAGTTTACTTTTGCCCCTGCTCTCTTTTCGGCGAAGTCAATGCCCTGCTGCATGACAGTTTCACTTAACTCGCCGTTTACGTTAATGGTTTTAGGCTTGAGCCAGTAATTTGTAGAACGGTCAATCCCGTAAAGAATAGTATTGCTTACTATTGCCCCTAATCCAGTAAGCTCATTCTTGTAGTTGCCACTAATAACAAGAATGTCATTAGCTGTGGTTTTACTTACAGTGTCAACGAGAACATTATTGTTGTCTTCGTCGATTGCCGTAATCTCCATCCCAGTGTCATGAGCAGTGCCGCCAGTAGTATAAGAATCAATGTACTGGCCTTCTGCCAAATAATCGACATTGTTAACAGTCAGCTGCTTCGACCCCATATTTACAGAAGACACGGTGCAAAGAACCCCTGTACCATTCCCAAACAACTGCCTTGCCAGCAGTTCTTTGGCATCGTTCTCAGCATCCTCTAATTCCTGAGTAAGCAGGTTAGCAAAAGCCCCTTTGTCAGACTTAGAAACCTCAATTGCCTTATCAGTAACTTGAATCCTTGCAAAAATGTTCTTAGTGTCAAATTCGGCCTGTCGAGTTTTACGGCTATTGGGAGTAGGCAGGTTACCATCATCAGCCCTGTTTCCTACACCACCATGCCGCCCATACCTTAAAGCCATCTTGATTTTGCCGCCAACCACGTTTTGCGTAGTCTTCTCAATCTGTGCCATAAATGCACTGGCACCTTCGTTTAATTGATATTTAAAGCCGTCAAGATAATAAAGTTTTAAGGCCTCGCTTGCAGCTTGTACTCCTAACAATCCCATTGCTATTCCCCCTTATTGTAGTCCTTGTTGCATAGCCCATAGCTTACCAGCTTCGCGTGCCGACTTCGGCTTGGTCGGAGCCGAAGCCACTGGAGCACCGCCCGGCTGGTTAGCTATTAAGATTGGCACGGTTGAATTTGTTTCAACTGTGCTCTTGATTATTTCAGGCTTTAACGCCTGAGCTACTGCGTTGAGAACCTGCGGGTCTTTCAAAACTTCCGCCAATACTTGCGGATTTTTGAAAGCCTGCATTACAGCCGACTGGACTTCATTTACGCCTTTCCTCTGTTTCCAAACCTCATATGCATCCCTCAATGCCTGCCGAGGATGTAACGTGATTAAGTCCTGCCGCTCTTTCAAAATAATTTCAGCTATCTCGTTCAAATCCTGGTCGTTTACCCCGTAAAGTTCTTGCAGTTCTTTAGCAGCATAGTAGGCTTCTTTTTTGTACGCCTCTTGCTGTTGCATCAACTCCTCTTCTCTTCTTCTAGCCTCTTCAGCCTGTATTTGCCGGTAAACAGTATCAACATAGAGGAAAGTCTTAGCCTGCGCCTTTATCGGGTCTTCGAGGGCCAATTCCTCAAGTTCCTGTCTCTTTTCCTCTGGCATAGCTTCAAGGATTCTTGACACTATGTCGTCGGGAATTTCAGGAACGGTCAGCTCCTTTTTCTCCTCTGCTTGTTTTAAAACCATTTGCGTCAACTGAGCATTTTGCTGTTGCAAAGCAGCTAATTGGTTCTTTAGCTCCTCAATTTCTGATTGTTGCGGTTCTACTTCTTCTACTACTGCTTGCTCCTCTGCTGCTTCTTCTTCAACGACCGACTCTTCTGGCTCGTTCATGTACTGCTCAAAGAATCCCTCAACTGTTTCCGGCAGGTTGTTGTCCTGGCCCACCAAATACACCTCCTAAATTTACCGCCTGCATCATAGCTAAGTGCTGCTCAACGTGTCGGCTGAAAATAGCATCTAACACCCTGTTTTGTGCCTTGTTTGCCTCTTCGTACTCAATGGTCAACCGCCACTGGTTGTGAGCCTCAATATGAGCGGCATGGTCGTCATAATCGGCTACATCAGCGAGCTGCATATCCATCATCATCCTGTTTTCACGCTGTGCCTTAGCTATGTGCAATTTATCTGCCTCATCGCCAAATTCCCAATGCCCCATTTCAAGTAACTCAAACACTTTAGTCCGTCCTTCTTTGCTCAATCTGCCAGTATCTGGATCATTGAACAGGCCCATATTGAGCAAATCAAAGACCATTTGCCGCCTTACAGCAGGCGCCTCGCTTACCAGCGCGCTAGTCTCAATCACAACATCGTCGCTGCGGATATTGTTGCGATCCCACTGCAAAACTTCTAAAGTGTTTTGAGTTCCGACATTGCGTATTATTCTAGGCACTGTCGCAAACTGGCGATATAACCTGAGCCACTGCTTACCTGCCTCTATGAAAGCAGACTCAATATTTACAACGGTGTGGCTCAATCTAGTGTCATCCTGTTCAAGTGCTATACCCAAGGCTACCCCTGATTTCACACCAGGCGGGGCCTGACTGTGCCTCGCTATCTCTGATACTCCAGAGATGATAGTAAACTCATTGAGCAGATTGTTCTCCTCTGTTTCGAATGCCGATGGCAGTGGTGGGAAAGTAAAATACTGCGGCGGAGTGAACCCAGGTTTAACGACGCATATCCATCCAGGCATGCCGCCGTTAACCTCAAGCTCATCTAAATCTACTGCACCTTCTTGTACCCACATCTGCCCTATGGCCGCCCTGTTTAAGTACTCTGCTTTGCGGTTGCGAAGAGCGTTATACCTTCTCTGGATAGGGATTAACCTTTCTATCAGGCTCCTGCCCCAAAAACAGCCAGGTTTCATGATGCTCGTAACTTTTACAAACGGCAGTGCTGGCCTGTCATCTGCTCCTACAGCAAACGGCAACGGCCCTACATGCAGCAACTTCCTGCCAGCAACTACAATTAGCCGCCCTTCTGGATACCGCAAAGATGGAGCTTCCCAGTATTCTTTGACCACAGCGTGGTCTTTGCGGCTCTGAACAGATATTTTGTATCCGCCCCTGCCATAACCCAGCCCACCAAGTCCCAAGGTAGTAGCCTCAAGTTCCCAGGACTCGACAGGCTCAGGGTCAACAAGCACACCATACATCTCGTAAATCTGCTCAATAGAGTAGGCTCGGGCATGAATAATACTGCGGCACACATCAATACTCGAATGCCACGCCGAGTCGGGATAGATTTCATATGGCGGCACAACAACAACGCTAACATCGCCTTCATGCACTGGGACTATAGTAGCTGCGACTATCCCATCATCAGTTTCCTCGACTTGAGTTTCTTCTTCTGGCGGCTGTTCTAGAGCCATAGTCATCTCTTTCGCCAGCGTCTTTGTGCCTTCATCGTTTAGCTCAGGTTCTTCTTGGTGCTGCATCGTCTCTTTTAAAGCACCCTGTACTGCGGCCCTTCCCACAATTCTCCCGGCCCTTGGGTTCCAAATGTTTTTTAAAAACACAGTGCCACATGATTCTAACCATGTAAGCATCTCCTGGCGGTGCTCGCGGTCTAATTGTTCCGCTAAAATCTGTTGCATCAAGCGAGTACAGACCTTTGCTGAAGCTAAGTCCTCTGCTTCTTCTGTTGCTGGCCTAGCTTTGAGGGTTGGCTGTGCCCTCATCAATCTGGACGCGCGAGTTTCTACTATAGGAGCGATGTGATTGAATACCTCGCGCTCCTGCCATGCCGCAACTTTAGGGATTTCAACCAACTCGTTCGAGTGCGGATCAATGTCAATGTACTGGTTGCCGTCTAAAAACGCTAAATTAAGCCGCCACTGCAACTCGAACGGCCTGCGCTCTGTTTGTCGCCGGGCAAATTCGTCCTCTACAAGCTGAATTAAGTCGTCCGAATAACCAAACTCGCGCGGCTTTGCCCTGGCGACTATGCGCCCTACCCCACTCCTAATGACCTGTTTAATTGACTCCAGCATTAGTCTTCACCGCCCTCTTGCGGCAGCCTGATAAATGACCTGCTCTTGGATAGCGGCTGGTCATTCTTGGAAAAAACCGCAAACTCCGCCAAATCTCTGGCCATTAAGCGAGAATAGAGTTCCTGCCTTTCTTTCTCGTGCCTCCACTCCCGCCAGGCGATGTATGTCAACGCGATAGCCGCGATTACAATGGAACTAACCATTCTCGTGCTCCTTCAGCCTGTGTTTCCACAGCTTGTGCCTAGTGGTGAATGACTCACCACACACCTCGCATGTATGACTGCCCCTTCCCTTCTTGAGGATTATAGGGTCCTCTTCTATCAGGTTGAACTCTTCCTCAAGATTGGGGAAAATCGACCTTATACAGTCTTCGCATAATTTTGCAATGATGTAGTGGTTTCGCTGCTCGCCGATGAACCACTTCGCCCTATTTGTGCAGGCATAGCCATCGCACGGCACGTCGAAGTTGCACGGAAACATACTTGTAGACATCTTCCTCCTCCTAACTCATTAACGCTCGCTTCAGAAAATCGCTGCTCCGCCGGCTCAACCGCTCTTTGTCCTTCTGAATGAAAGTCTTGGGCTTCGGTGGCTCCTTAGATACCTCCGCATGCCACACGCAAAGACCGTAGGACATAGCGTCATACCAGTGATCTATGCCGCACTTCGCCACAACTTCAGGGTCGGTCTTATCGGCGGCTAAGACAGGGAGAGTTTCAATCAGCTTTGAGCAAGTGCCGAAAATACGCAGTTTCGCCTCATATCTCCCTGTGTTTTCGTCGTATACAGGCTGTAAATATTCATGCACTGTAGCAGAGCGGATTTTTCTGCTGCCCGCTCCGTGGATAGGCTCAAGGAACCCCCAAGGAATTCCGCCTTCTCGATAGTAATCAATGATGCTCTTGCCCGTTTCTGGGTGAGGGTTAAAAGCATCCATACCTGTCACGACAAAATCTATATGTTCTTCGCCTGTCATCTCAACAACCTGTAACGCCTGTTGACTGTAGGGGATTCTCTCACCATCCTCGTTTGTATATTCCCTGTATAAATATACATTGCCTAAATCATCAGCCGCGAACCAGTACCAAGCGAAATGGTCGGCGTATCCTGGATCGTTAGCTATCCAACGTCGCCACCATGCTGGGATGGGGAATGGACGGACAACGTGAATGTCGTAGCGGAATTCTTCAAATACCTGCCCACTAAACACATTCCAATCGCCGTACCTATACATGCGGCGGAGTTCTTTAGGCATTGCCGCAAGGCGCCTTTCGTAAGCCTGTATATCTATGTGAGGGTTATCGTCGAGTGTGGCTGAAACGAACCGCCTGGTCAGCCCCGTTTCCGAGTCGGTGTATGACGTGTTCTTGGCAACATCGACAAACCGCCGCTTCAACCAGATATGCCCGATCCCCCCAGGGTTTGAGGCAAGTCGTATAAAGCATTTTACTCCCGCTTTCGTCGTTCTAAGGCGGGATAATAAAAACAGGTAATCATTTTCTGAAAATTGACTCGCCTCGTCTATACAAATGTCTTCGTATTCGGATGACTGGTAGCGGTACAAATCATCATGCCGCTCCGCATAGCCGAATTGCAAAACTGAGCCATTTTTAAATGCCCACCTCTTGTGCTGTTCTGAATATTTAGCCATCTTTTCGTTTACGAGGGGTGCCAACCAGCGTTTGGACGTAAGAATATGACTCATTTCCAACTCGGGATATGTACGACGGAGGATAAGGCCTTGAGAATTAGGGATTAAAAGTCTTCGCGCGATAGAAAACATCAATAATCCCGCGCTTTTACCCCCACCGACCGCTCCGCCGTATAACACCTCGTCTTCGACAGCGGATAGAAATTTTCGCTGTTTTCTAGTCGGCGTGGGGAGCGGATTTATACTGGTTTTCGCTGGCATCAGAAGCCGCCTCCTCTACCGAAATGGATACGGGTTTGTCCCCGACAGGGACCTTAAACGACAATTCTATCTGTACGTCACCCGTCAAGGCCGCATCTACACGGTCTTTGCGCCCCCAGTCAGTCGGATTTTTTCTCTCTAGAAACCAAGCCGCAGCCTGCCAGCTCTTCTCGGCTGCTTTCTGAATAATGGCCAGATTCCGGCGGATCGCCTCATCTTCGGCATATTTTACCTCGCGGTAAAACTCGTCGTAAGGCTCCTCGCCTGCTTCACCCTTCCTAAACCAGCTCAGGAAAGTGTCATATGTAACACCAGCCA